GGTGGCAATATCCATTTGCCAGGGGTGCCGGGCCGGCGGTGTCGCAACCGCCTATTCGGCCGCCAACGTCCATGTTAGCGTTACCCAGCGTTCATCGAACGCTTGACCAGGAAGCAACCTACACCACGTTGGTGTATAGCGCTTCCGTTTTCTGAAGTTAAAATCCATCCGTGGATTATAACGACCGTCCCGTAAGTTTCCTCTCAGGAGAGCCAAGACGAGGGCATCATAGTTGAAGGGCAAGCCCCCCAGTATGAAGCCATCGCCGACCTGCACATAAGATAACTGTGGTTCATAGCAATCGTAAAGAAAGCCATGGGAACAGTGATCTTTGTGGAGGACGTTCTTGACACCGTTCTCGAGAGCAATCGACAAGGGTACGCGTAAACCTGCCTCCTCAGGTGCGGAAAGGGGGATACAGACCAACTTGGGTCCTAGTATCTTCCTAAAGCAACTGAGAGTTTGAGGTAGGAGCACGCGGTGCCTTATAGACCACTCCATTAAACGATTCATAAGTGAAAACTTATCCTGCAGCGAACTGAACTTCTTCAAGAAGACAGGTCGCACGTTGATACCCAAGTGGTAATCATAGCCACAGGATTCGCGAAATGGACCGTGTGTGAAGGTCTTTTCGACATTGGGCAGAAAGCCCAATACCGATAATGTTTCCAACACTAGATGGACTGCCCTAGTTTCGACAATTATGTCGTCACCAAAGACACCGAAGTTCCCAAGGCGTTTGCCACGGGGGTATTCGATGTTTATACCGAGCAGTTCATACACGGAACGGACGATGGAAGCGAATATGTACGTTTGCAATGGAAATGTAAATCCATTGCCCATACTCGCGACCATATGCAAGGCAACACTCTCACCAGTAGGCAAGGTTGTTACAGGCGATCTAGTTAGGCGCAACCAACCAACTACTTCTTTAGGAAATAGCCAGTCGATCAACGATAACGAGACCGAATCTGACGCAGAACTGAGGTCAATCGTGGCAAACATGCCAGATTTAGACCCAAGCCGCGCCAACTCGCCGTTTTTTGCTGGCTGTAGGAGGACCCCGTTAGGGATGTCCTCCTCACCGCTATAGCGAATGCCATAGCGGCGGCTTAACAGCTGCTCGAAACAAGCGCCGATACCTTTCTGGAACATCATGTTCAGCAAAGGTTCGGTACAAATCGTCCTGGAAATCTCGCGGTTCTTCGGAACTGTTGAGAGTTTACTTCCTTCTACTACATCAACAGGCTCCACAATTGTCTGTCTGCAATTTTCAGCAGATAGCCAACGGGGCCTAGTCGATATGAACTCTTGATAGAGTTTATTGAGACCTGTGGTCGTTGAGGACATACGGGAGAAACCCACCTTCGAATAGAAGGAGGTATCAACCGCATGTACAGAAGCACCCGGACCAACATCGATACTTTGAAAGATGGTGGACGTGTTCACTATGCAGTCTTGGCCGTCATACATGTCACGATAGACATTGTATTTTAGGTTAGACAGTATGAACGAAACGTGCTCCGACAAGTCGGAAGGAATAGAGAAATCCTTCATCCGTTCATTTACGGATAGGAACTTCGCTATAGCGGCATCGTCAGCATCAGCTGTCGTTGCCAATTCCTTTTTCAGAAAGGAGCGGGCTAAGTAATGGCAAGCCATTACTCGGCCTTCGCTTTCTGGTGGGACATCGGCCGAAAGGTCGATTGAACCAACGACTTGTTCTAGGTCTCGTAGAAGTGCGGTGAAAAGAGCAGTCGAACCCGACATACACAATCTCCTGACCGGTAGTTAACCGGTTGTAATTAAAGAACGCCAGTTACAACTGTATCGCCGATACCAGCGCTTTGCTGTTGGAGAACCCCGAAATGGGCTGACAATGCCGCGCGAATTGAATTCGCGTCTGCAGTGTCCGCCCCTGCCGGGATATCCATGGTGGTAGTGATCACGCAGATAGCCGCGGGTTGACCCGCGAGCGGAATCACACCCTTACGGGTGATGACTTTCGTCGTGTTCTTTGGGACGTTCTTAACTACATTCGTCACCGGATTCGGTGACGGAAGGAGACGCATGGTCTTTGGACGAACCGCCGTAATAGTAAAGGGACTGGAAATCGAATGAGCAGTTACGCTCGTTTGAGTTCCACCAAGTGCAGTTATTGCTACTTGATAGCCATTTACATCCGGCGCAATGTCCTTCACATGTGTGTAGGTTGGCGATGTGAGGCCGGTCTGTGCCGAGCCTGTGATGGGCGACGTGGGTAGAAATGCCATGAGTTGCCTCATATAAAGTGTGTTTAACGGACATAGGGTTCCATCCTTCTGCGTTGGTCCAGCAAAGCTGCCATATTAATCCATTTCTGAGGAGATCCCGGAAGGGACACCTCTAAAGAGGGAATAAGGGGCGCAATAGCCGAACGTGACATAGATTTCTTGGAAACCTTCGTTGATCCACCGATTAAAGAACCAGACCAACCTGAGAGTGGCTTCGGTTGAACATGCGACATATAGACTTTTTCAGTCCTTGTCGTCATGCTCGTCCAAGTCACACCTGAGCGGTCGAAAAAAGTAGCTTCGAGTACATCACCAACATTGATGAAGTAATCGACTAGGAATGACCAAGGTAAGAGATTCCAGACAGTCGGAACAAACTCTTCGGGTGTAAACCCAAAGAGCTGTGCCGCATTCGTAAGTGTAGGGCCAGAGGCCTTAGCACTAACACCACCTTTGATAAAACAAGATTGCTGAGCTGTTTTAACCGTTTCACGGGTACCAACAGTAGGCAAGCCTGGGATATTGAAGTTGCTGCGAATCGGCTTAGCAGCCGTGTCTTGGAAGCCCGCACCTCTTACGGTCGAATACCGGGTATCACCGTGGATAAGCCTCGCAAGAGCTTCGGCACCAGCTTTGGTGTCGGAGATGAGAGGTGTCCACCCGAACGCGTACTCAAGCCAAAGGCCAGAGAGCCAGCGTTCTGCATCGCGCCTTGTACGAAAAGACGATCGACGGCCATTGGCCGTATCGAGATATCTTTTCGCTAGGGCACGAAGGTTTTTAGCCGGATTCCTAATCATGGACAAGGTCTCGCGTAACTCTCCAAGGAAAGTCATGCCAGATATTGAATTATACTGTGCTTTCGCATCGTGTATAAAGCCCATGATAGCTTGGTTCTGTGCAGAGGTAGCACTCGGAACGGGAATACCATTAAAGTCCGCCTTGTTGGGTAAGTGGCCGATAGTTCCTCG